CTGTATGGTTCTAAAGTCTTAATGGATAATGGAGTAGTTCATCATGATTTAAAACAACAAAATATCGTATATAATGAAGACACTGGACGTGTAAATTTTATTGATTTTGGATTAATGATGACTACAAAAGAAATGTTACAAAAAGCAGAAGGTTCTCGTTATCCATTTGGAGAACATTGGTCTTTTCCACCAGATATATTATTTTATAATTATGTTGACTATAATAAATTAACTTCAAGAACAGGCAAAGATAGATCGAATATTTTGCGTGAAGCGTGGAGAAAATATTTGATTGCTTTCGCAATAATTAGTGATAATTTAATGGATATTAATGAAGAACTCTCTGACGGTCACATAAGAATGGTAACAGCATTTTTAAAAACATATAAGAATTTAATAAATATTGATGAACTTTATAAAATGTTTATAAATAAATCTTTTGAAACATTTGATAATTACTCAATTGGTTTTAGTTTGTTTTCATTGTTAAAAGCAACAAAAAATTTAATTGATGATAAATTATTTAATGATTTAAGATTGTTATTTTTAAGTATGATGACTTTTGATGTATTTGAACGTCCATCACCGAGTCAAGTTGTAGATAAGTATGAATTTATTTTAAAAAGTAATGGATTATTAGATAAATACAGTATGAGATTTGAAAACCACTTTTTAGTAGAAGGAACCGAAAAACAAGAACAAGAAAAGAATAAAGAAGAATTACCAAAAAGTGTTAAGAAATTTATAGATGATTTGGTATTACAATGTCCTGATGGAAAAGAACGTAATCCAAAAACAAATCGGTGTATTAATAAATGCAAAGATGGTTATTTCAGAGATGCGAATTTTAAATGCAAGAAAAACAAAACTCAAAAGAAAAAACCTATATTAGAAGAAACAATAACTGCTCCAATGGTTGATTTACATAAAACTCCTGAAATAATCAGCTATAAAAATAAAACACAAAAGAAAAAATGTAAAGAAGGAAAAGAATTAAACCCGAAAACAAATCGTTGCATAAATAAATGCAAAGATGGTTATGCAAGAGATGCAGATTTTAAATGTAAAAAAGTCAAAAAATAAATGATATCTAACACTAATATTTATTTTTTATTACTTATAATATATATCATAATGCCAAATTCCAAAGTATATAATATAGAAAATACAAATAATAAACAAGATGCAAATACTATAGAAGAAACAAATGATAAAGAAGAACAAAAAACTGATAATATAGACACAACTATTTCTTATAAACGTTCTAATAGTGTATTTGAATCTATTATTCCTCATCGTGCGGTTTTAATTTTATTACAATCAACTTTATTGATTTATAATTATGGAAAATCATTTACCATGAATACTCCTGATGAAACTATAGAAACTTTTGTAAATAGGTCAATTGAAGATGGTAGTATTCATAAATTAGGATTAAATTCTGCAAAAAGAGCGGCTATGTTTGAATTAAAACAACTCGCACCTAATGGTAAAGTGCATACATTCATTGACGACCCGCATAGTGATATTCAAGTAGGAATTACCATTAATCATGAACAAAAAAATTTAGCAGTTGTCTTTCGTGGTAGCGAATCTATAAAAGATTGGTATTATGACTTACAAATACTTAAACATAAATATAAAGATAAAATTTGGATTCATTCAGGATTTTATAATCAACTCCATTCAGATAATATTCATTTATGTATAATTAATAAAGTACGCTCTATTTTAGACCAATATCCTGATTATAAGATTTTTGTAACAGGACATAGTTTAGGAGGTGCATTAGCTACACTTTTTGGATATATTTTAGCACATGAGATTGATAATTTTATCACAGTTGTTTCTTTCGCAAGTCCTCGCATTGGTAATTATCATTGGAAAAAATCATTTGAAGAAAAACTTAATCTTAAACACTTCCGTGTTACTAATAATAGAGACCTTATTACCGCTACACCTACTATTAATTACTACCATGTAGGTACTGATATCAAATTATACAAAGATTCTTTTTATATTAACGTAGGAAAGACTCATTCTTGTTTTGATTATACTATATTTTCTAATTGGAGTGTTATTGATCATAGTTGTGAATTATATTATGAAAATTTAGTTAATAATATATGGTAAATTTGTATATGAAAAATAAATATATAAATTTAGCTATCATGATACGTTTTATAAAACACCACGATTTACTTAAACAAGATATTAACAAAATTACTAAGGTATCGCAAATAAATAAAGATATTTGTCTGTACACTCCACCTAAAACTGATATTTGTCTATATAACCCACCTAAAACTGATATTTATCAGTACACTCCATCAAATAAGTAATATTTATATAACAATATATGAATATTAATATTTAAAAATCCATATCACTATCACTATTTTCCCAATTATCTAACTCTTCGTGTTGTAATGTTATTGATGATGGTCTTCTCTCTACTCCCTTTGATATACTCTTTTCTAAATCCGCTTCTTTTTGATCCCAAGAATACAATATACGTCTATTATTATAGTTTAATTCTCTATTTTTTATATGGTATGCATTTCTTGATTTTGTATCCATTATTATTTCAAATTCTGTAACAAGTGCCTTTTTTGTATCTATTATTTTTTCATACTCTTTATTTATAACTTGCTGTACATTTGCCCATTCTAATAATTTTTTATTTGGGTCTTGATGTATCCATATTTTCTTATCGCCCCAAGGACCTATTACATCCATTCTATAATCTAATTCATTATGCAATAATGAAAACTTCTCACGTAACGTTTGAATACGTTCTTTCATTTCATCTAACTTATAGTATTTAGATATTGACAATAATAATGATATATAAGTTGATATTGAAATTGATACTATTGATATTATTGTTGCTGATATTTGAAACTGTTCTCTTGTTGCTTCTAAGAAACCTGACAATGTGGAAAACAAAATAACCGAAGTTTGGATATTATTAACCGTATTATTTAAATCATCATATTTTAAATCCAATAATCGTTTATTCTCTTTACATTCTTTTAATACGACCTTTATGTTATTTTTTATGGACTTTAATTCGTTTCTAAATATTACATATTCTACCTGTTTAAACCACATTCCTTTTGCTGTAGTAGTTTCAAGTGCATCACAGTTTAATCTATAATTACCATATACTTCTTGTAAAGACTCTACTTTTGGTGGATCTAGTTCATTGTCTGTTTCTGTGATTTCAGCAGGTGCAGGTGCAGGTGCAGGTGCTGGTGCTGGTGCTGGTGCTGGTGCTGGTGCTGGTGCTGGTGCTGGTGCTGGTGCTTCAGGCACAACCGACGCGGTAGGGTCTGTTATAACTGGGACGGGAGGTTCAGTCACAGCTGGTTCTGGTATTGTATCATTATTTTCAGGTATATCATCAGCATTTTCAACCTTTAATGTTACATTCGGAACATCATTATTTAAATTATTATCTTTAGATGACATTGTAATTACATTACATTTACATTATATTTTATAAATTACAACAAAATTATTGTAATTTACTTATATTATACTAAAGCATATCAATGACATTTAAAAAGAAGCTCCAAATGAAGAACCTAATACTCCATTTGCAGGTGCTGGACCCATATTCATCATAGGAGAATTCATTTCAGTATGAACATTTCCACCTTGCATCATATGGTCATATGACTCCATAACAGAGTTTTGATGTGTAGTTGCTACTGGTCCTGGGGGGAACATACCATTTTGTACCCCGCTGTGATCTAAATAATCAGCTTGGCTTGACATGTGTTCCTTATTATTTTGTTTTCTGCGTACACCTTTCTCTTTCATACCCTCCTTATAATCAGGTCCATTCCACAATTCATGTAGACGGTCTACTAAAATGTTAACCTTTATACCTAACTTAGTTTGAATACTCAAGACAATGATTAAAAATGCGAGTATAACATTGGTTAAATTCAATGTTTCATATTTAAAACCACTATATGTTGGTAAATAATTAATAATACGATGAATAAATATAATTCCACTAAACATTACCACCAATTGAATAAATACTTCCAACAAAATCTCCAAAGAAGATTTATCAGGATCTGCTTCAGGTACAAAACGTTGAATTAATTTATTTAAAACAACTACTGGTACAACACCCATTGTTGAATATTGAATTACATTTAAAATCTCTGCGTTACTTTCTTCTGTCATAGAAAATACATGGGATAAAAAAGATTTTTTTGTAATATCTGCTGTTTCTTGTAATAGTTCCATTTTACTAATTCTATAGAAACCCATTAGAAAATAAAAATTTTATAGTTCTACTAAACCTTAATAAAAACATAAATTCATAATTAAATTATGAATGATTCTAATACAATTACAAATAAATATGTATTAGAACGAGAACAAAGTAAATTTATATGTAATATCGCTTATTTATCTTTATTTTTATCTATTTATGGAATATATTGTCAACAATATTTACTGTCTTGTGGTCCGGGTGGAGTGTTCATTACTTCAATATATTATTGGAGTGAACCAACATTCAACACACCACGTAGATATATTGATATATGTTACCTTTCATTATCATTAATGTATCATTTATATCGTGGATATTATTCACAATATATGAAAATATACTACGTAATAATGTTTTGTTCTGTTAGTTTTTACCCATTAGGATATTATTATTATAATCGTAAATTATATTGGGAATCTACATATGCTCATAGCATGATACATATTACAGCAAATATTGGGAATATCGTATTATATTCGGGAAAATTTATGCCCTCATCGCCCCCTTTATCTGGGGATGACATTGATAATCATGAATTTTAAAATCTTCTATAACATAATCATTAATATTATCTCTTTTATTTAATATTTCTAATGTAGGAAATGGATAAGGTTCACGTGTTATTTGCTCTGCCGCTTGTTCAAGATGGTCATCATATAAATGACAATCTCCACCATAATGGATAAATTCGTAAGGCTCCAAATCACACATTTTTGCTACTATATATGTTAATAAACTATATGACCCCAAATTAAATGGAATTCCCAAAAATTCGTCATTCGCGCGTTGATATAGCAAACAACTTAATTTATTTCCACCAGTTACAATAAATTGGAATAATATATGGCACGGTGGCAAAACACCTTTATCCATTTGGCAAGGGTTCCAAGCTGATATTACATGACGTCTTGAATTTCTGGTTTCTGGATTTTTTAAATTATCAATTACTAATTGTAATTGGTCTATACCTTTTCCTGTATAATCCTCATTACACGAACTATATGGTGCATTAAAATATCTCCATTGAAACCCATAAAGTGGCCCCAGATCACCTTCTACATAATTTTCTAATCCACGTGATTTCATATATTCGGGGGTTGAATTTCCATCCCAAATATGCACATTTTGTTTATTCAATATTTTATTATCTGTATCACCACGTATAAACCACAATAACTCTTTAAAACAAGTTTTCCAAGCAGTTTTTTTAGTAGTTAAAATAGGTATTTTACCATTTTCTAATGAGAAATGCATGGCAGCCCCCACACCCCGAATTGTTTTTCCATTTCTACCTTCTTCCAATTTCCCATCATGTAACAAATCCTGCAATAAATTTAAATACTGGTATTCTTCATGCTTTGGTTTAGAAATATCACGCTCCTTATGTTTATTAATTTCAACAACGTTTTTCAACATTTTATATATTATATTAAATAAATCATTTAAATAGTTTTATATAATTTGTATATCTAAGATGAGTTCTTCAAACGCAGCAGCGATAAGACGACGTGTAACACAACAACAGCAACAAACAACACCAAAGGTTGATAAAGTCCCTCCGCAGTCACCAACCAATAATAAACAAATGACAATCCAACAAGTTATAACTACAATGGACCAACGTTTAAAACAAGTTGAAACAATTATGCAAAATAATGGCACTAATAATAATACAAATGATTTATCTGTAATAGTTGACGAATTTAATAGTCGTTTTGAATTGATTGTAACCGAAATGAATTCTTTAAAAGATATAGTTATGCAATTACAAACATATACAATGACCGTAAATAAAACATTATTTGATGAACGTATAAATATATTATCAGATTTAGGAAATAATGCAATAATCCCATCTGATAATCAAGAGTTACAATCTGGTTCTATTCCTTTAGAAAATATTGAAGATGCCAATGTAGACGCATAATAATCGTATTTATATAAAAATTATTGTAGTATATTATTTCATACTACAATAATGAGTGTAAATTTTCAAGAAAAAATTACACAACTACAAAATAACTACTATAAAGACAACACCAAATGTTTATTGTTTAAATCAAATCAAAAAATAGACTGTGCAAATACAATATCTAATGCATTTAATAAAAATGAATTATTTTCTAACACAGTATACATTTTATCAAATACAAACCAGCTCTATTTTGATTATACATTTTTTAAAACATACGCTACCCCTCCCATTTTTGAATCATTAGTTGAATACATATATGACCTGATAAAACAAACTATTAAAAAATATAAGACTTACGATATGCATATTAATTGGAATACATATACTATTTCTGCACATGACCGTTATAAAGAATTATATAGTTTATTTTTGAATAGATATGATAATTGTGACTTTAATTTTCATGACAATTTAAACAATTTATATGTGTATTATACACCCAATGTTATTCAAGTTATATCAAAATTAATGGCACCAATCGTACACCCTGTGGTTCTTAGCAAAGTAACCCTATTTAATAAAAGTGAAAGTGCAGAATTATTAAATAACCTATTAAAAAATAAATAAGTACATTAATAAAGGGTTTAAAATATAAAATTATATACTTATATATGAATATTACTATAAATAATACTGGAAAAGCTGAGCTATTCGGGCTACTATTTCAACATGTCCGTTTATTCACAGAACATGTAAACGTTACATTTGATAAGGAAAAAATGTTCATGCAATCAATGGATTCTGCACGTGTTTCAGTATTTGAGTTATCATTACCAGCCACATGGTTTGATTCATATGAACATACTGGAGCTTCTGCAATTACTCTTGGAATACCAGCGACTATGTTATTTAAAATATTAAACACCCGTGATAAATCACAAGATACAGAAATTATATATATTACAGATGACGACAAACTCCTCATTAACTTTTCATCTAATAATGCATCTGTCTTTAATAAACGGTTTGAACTTCCATTGATAGATTTAGACTGTGAATTAATGGCTATTCCTGAAACAGAAAGTGAAGCAGAATTCTCAATAGATTCCGCTATCTTTTCTAATTTAATTAATCAACTTAAAATATTTGGGGATACCATTGAAATACAATGTACCGAGGATAAAATAATACTGCATTCTATTAGCATAGAAGCTGGAAAAATGGTTGTAGATATTAATATTGACGATTTAACTGAATATTCTATTACTGAAGGTGAAGTTATGAAATTATCATTTAGCCTAAGTATGTTGCATAATATTTGTATGTACAATAAAATTGCAAAGGAGGTTGAAATTCATCTTATTAATGGGTTCCCAATGAAAATTATGTATTTGTTGGGTGATGATGGTGCTTCTTTCACATTCTATCTTGCTCCAAAAATTGGTGATGACGATTAATATTTCTTCGTTCCAATGAATATAAGATAAAAATATGTTATTATATATAGCATATTTTTATGAACGCATTCTTTCACATCTTTTTATTCATACTTATATTATTCATCTACATACACATCACACATCAATATAAAACAAGTGAAGATATGGAAATATATGAAATGGATTATGTTTCTAATGAGCATTTACAAGAGGTATGTAACATTAAACAACCTGTATTATTTTTTTACAAATCCATTCATCCTGAGTTTTTTGAAGAATTAGACCATGAACATTTAGATAGACTTGACTCATATGATGTAAAGGTTAAAGATGTACGTGACTACTATGCAGATGAACCCAATGTTGATTTTACAGTCATGCCATTCCGTAGTGCAGAAACACTTATGACTACTGATACTAAGTCTTCTTATTTTACAGAAAATAATCATACTGCTATTGACGAAGCTGGTTTATTAAAAACATTTCAAACTAATGATGCATTTTTTAAACCATCGTTTACTGTAAACTCACAATATGATTTATTAGTTGGTTCCAAGAATACCTGTACACCTTTACGATATCATAAAAATGAACGTGTATTATTAACTGTAATGACTGGTAAAATTACAATTAAAATGACCCCATGGAAGAGTACTAAATACCTATACCAAAATAAAGATTACGACTTATATGAATTCTGGTCACCAGTGAATCTGTGGAAACCACAACACAAGTATTTCCATGAAATGGAGAAACTACGATTTTTAGAATTTGATGTTAATGCTGGATACACTGTAAGTATACCACCGTACTGGTGGTACAGTATTAAATACGACAGTAACCCTGAAACATGTATTACAAGCTGTACATATAATTCTATTATGAATTGTGTTGCCAATTTACCCGATACTTGTTTGTACTTTATGCAACAACAGAATATTAAAAAACGAGTATCTAATACTATTATCGCGTTAGATTCAGAAGATACACCTACACAAGAACCTGATGAATCAATCAACGAAATTGATGAATAATTATTTATAAGAAGTTCCCACTTTTTATAAATCCCACAATTTGATGATATTGGAATTTCTTTAAGTACTTATTTCAATTTATATACTTGTCAGAAAAAACACAAAAATAAAAAGTGTTTCGTATATCCCAAAATTGGACATTCTGAAAATGTCCATTTTTCAAAAGTGCAACTACTTTTTTTTTCAGAAAAACACAAAAAATCGATTTAAAGCATAATGCAGCAAATCCTGAATTTCTATAATTTGTTTGACTGCATACTTTTTTTTAATACTTTTATGAAAAAGGATTTAGGCGTTTTTTATGTCATCATATTATAATGACAGATGATGACAACTAAAACGCCAAAAAACGCCAAAGATTATTTCTGTCAAAAATGTGATTTTATATGCAGTAAACCAAGTGATTATAATAGACACATTTTGACTGCAAAACATAAAATGATGACAAATGATGACAATAAAGTTCCAAAAAACGCCAAAGCATATATATGTGATTGTGGAAAAGAATATAAATATCGCCAAGGCTTATCAGTGCATAAAAAGAAATGTACATATGAAGAGGTTGCAAATCAACCTAATGAAGTAAATGAATTTGAGGAAGAACCATACCCGTCAACTGGTATTCATAGTATGATAGGAACATTAGTAAAAGAAAATCAGGATTTTAAAAAATTATTGATTGAACAAAGTTCTCAAATGATGGAATTAGCAAAGAATTCACAGACGATTAATAATAACACTACGAACAATAACACTCAGTTCAATCTCAACTTTTTCTTGAATGACACATGTAAGGACGCAATGAACATAACTGACTTTATTGGTGATATGAATGTGAATATAGATGAAATAGAATATATAGGTCACAATGGCTATGTGAATGGTATGACGAAGATGATTATGGATCGTTTAAAGGATATGGATATAACGAAGCGACCAATCCATTGTACAGATATTAAGCGGGAAACGATGTATATAAAAGACCAGGATGAATGGTGTAAAGATACAGAGGAATTAACTAAGTTACGTAAGATATTGAGCCGTATTACGATGAATAATTATAGAACTGTACCTCAATGGAAAACAGCTCACCCGAAGTCTGAAGAAATGGATACACGTGATTACAATTTCTGTTATAAAATGATGCGAGTAATATTAGGTGATGTAGAAGATGAACAGGTAAGGTTGGATAACAAAATAATCAAAACGATGGCGAAAGGATTATTTTGCAAGTAGAGTTTTGGTTGATAAAAGGTATTTCATTTCCCTCCTCTTAACCGGAGAACGAGATGAAGGGTACTCTCTTTTTGGATATTATAATCTGCCAAACTACGACCATCTTCAAGCTGTTTTCCCGCAAAAATCAATCTTTGTTGGTCGGGTGGAATTCCCTCCTTATCTTGAATTTTTTGTTTGACGTTGTCAATGCTGTCACTTGGTTCAACCTCAAGTGTAATAGTTTTGCCAGTAAGGGTTTTAATAAATATTTGCATTATATTTGGTATATAGATATTAATCTAAATAGTAGTTAGATTAATATTAAATTTTATTTTCTTCCTTTTTTTGTTTTTCTTGTCTTTCTTTTTCTACCACCATATTTCCCGATTTCTCTTGCCATGTCTTTGGGCAAACGCTTATCTTCACCAATAATAGCACCAGAATTTACTTTAAATACTCTGCCTTTTAAACTAGTAACCGGAGAGAAAACCTCTCCTCCCCTATTAAAACCTGTTAATACTCCATTTTATTTATAGCTAATATATAATATAAACTAAATATAAAAAAGTATATATGTTAAAATTATTAGATTTTTTTAATAAAAGTGATGATATTGAATCTGGCGGGGCAGAAGTACACAATTATAAATTAGAAGTTTATAGAAAAACATATGATATGTATAAAGAAAAAGACTATGATGAAAGAAGTCCATTTGTAGTGAATAATAAAATTCATTATAATAATGAGAAGGAATGTCTAACCATATTGGAAGAATATGATATTTCACCGACAATAATGGATAGTAATGATAATTCATTATTATTAAGCGATTGCGGTGAACGAATAGATAATGAAAATTTACCAGATGATTGGAAAGAACAACTTATTACTATTCATGAAATATTAGAGTATGAAAATATTTACCATAATGATATAAAACCAGATAATTTGACAGTAAAAAATAAAAAAATTTATTTAATTGATTATGGTTGGGCAACTAAAAATATACCTGGGTACCCATATTTTAATTTAAATTTAAAATTGATAAATGATTCAAAAACGTTTAATGAGTTATTTCATAATATTTATAATAAGTCATCATCATTATTATTACAATGCGGGGTATCATTAAATAATGATATAAATAAATATTACCGAATTACTCGGTAACAATACGAGGAACAATATTAATAGTTTGTAACTCTTGTGACATAAGTTTGTATGCATAGGGGATATCAACCTTAGCAAAGTCAGTACGATTATCACAAGTTTTACACAAATGAATAGAGAAGTCACCACTTGTATGTAGTTTACTTTTCTTGCCATCATTATAGGATGCAATCATTCCACATTTTTTACATACATGCACATTGTACTTGTCAGATACATCATACATACGTTCTTTACAGAATCGGGTCATACCATGGGCAATCATAACATCTCTTTCCATTTCTCCAATACGGAAACCACCATCACGACTTCTACCCTCAGCAGGTTGTCTGGTAAGATTCACCATAGGACCAATAGAACGGCTATGTTGCTTATCTGATACCATGTGTTTGAGTCGCTGATAAAATACAGGACCAATGAATATATTGGTTTCAAGTTGTTCACCAGTAAGACCATTATACATGAGTTCATTGCCATAACTTTCATAACCAAGATTTAATAGTTCTGCTGCAATCGTCTTGACATCTAAGTTTCCAAAACTGGTACCATCTCCAAACATTCCCAACTCAAGAAGAACTTTTCCAAGTAAAGTTTCTTTAAGCTGTCCAATGGTCATTCTTGATGGAATAGCATGTGGGTTAATAATAATATCAGGGCGTAGTCCAGACTTTGTAAATGGCATATCACACTCAGGAATAATGTTACCAGCAGTACCCTTTTGTCCATGACGACTGGAAAACTTATCACCAAATGTAGGTTTACGTAATACTCTGGTACGAACTTTGGCAAAATTATAACCATCACCATTACGTCCTGTAAAGTTTTTGTCAATATAAGTATCTTCTGTAGTACGAAATGTTTTACTTTGGTCTTCATATTTAATAACCTTTGTAGGGTCATTACGATTTTCTTTAATCGGTACAATTTTTGCAATAATAACATCTCTGTTTTCTACACGTTCATTCACAGGAATAAAACCATCTGCATTGAGTTTGTCATAATTTCCAAATTTAATACCCTTTGTTTTAGCAGGGTCTGGTTTACAACGTATAATTTCATCACGAATAATATTTTTATCTTCATCTTTTTCTGTATGATAAATAGTGGCTAAGAATAATCCACGGTCAATAGAAGCTTTATTAATCAATACACTATCTTCTTGATTATATCCAGTATGTGTCATAATAGCAACATGGATTTGTGTACCAGATGGAATCTTGTTAAGGTGTAGAAAGTTCATAATTCGCGTGTCTACCAATGGACGTGTTGGATAATTGAGTACATAGGCAGTTTTATCCATACGCTTGTCATAATTGGTAGCATATACACCCATAGCTTGCTTACCCATTGCACATTGGTAGGTGTTTCTGGGTGCTTGATTATGGTCAGGAAAGGGTACACATGAAGCCAATACTCCAAAAATAGTACTTGGATGAATTTCACAATGAGTATAATTGAAATGTGACGTTTTTTGTAGATATGAATTCTTGGCTTTCATTGCAATCATAGCATAATTTTGTTCTTCTGGGTCAATATATTCAATAACAGATTCATCAATATTACAATTCGTTAACAAATCATTCCACGTTAAATTTTTATCCACTAATTTTTTAATTATATCAGCAGTAATAATAGCTTTGTTATCTTTAACGCGCAATACTGGTCGAGTTAACCTACCACCGTCATTACAAATACGGATTTCCAGCTGTTTATAATCAAATACAATAGATGTGTAAATATTAATAATTCCAGTATGCTTTTTCATTTTCAAATCATTATATAGTTCGGTTGGTGTATGGGTAATGCCTTGCCATGCACCATTTACGAATACCTTAACTGATTTATACAAGTCTGTCGTATCTTGAACATTTTCAAATATAACGATGTAAGGTTGAATATAGTCATACAATGCAGAACTATTTGTAGAAATTGTCAAGTGTGCCATATAACTAATATTTTTCACAATTCCAATGGATTGCCCTTCTGGAGTTTCTGCTGGACATAAGAATCCCCAAGTTGTATTATGTAATTTACGAGGAGCGATGAGTTCACCACTTTTTTCAAGTGGGGTATTTATACGTCGTAAATGACTCAAACTGGATGCATATGTAAGACGACTAAGTACTTGTGCAACACCAACTTTACTACTGTTTGATTGTTTGATACTGAAATCACCCGTAGATAATGCTCGGTTAATTCCATTCTCAATTGTTGTTGATTTCATAATCTTGTAGATGTTTGTCATATTGACAATATTACCATAATCTTCACTTGAACGCCATGAACCAGTATTAATTTCACGAACAATTTGTTTTTGCATTTCTTTCACTAATTTATTGAAATAATTACGGAACAAATTATTTAATAATGTACCAGTTAGTTCAATTCGTTTGTTTAAATAAGAATCTCTATCATCTGCATCTCTCCACCCTAAGCTTGCACTCAGTAATTTTGATGTCATGTAACCTAATAAGAATATTTTTTGTGATTTTGTTTTACAGTGTGGAAATATATCATTTTCAATAATATCTAATGTAAACTCGCGTTTTTTTTGAATACCAGTTTCTCGGTCCATGTTAATTGGAGTATATATAGCATAATTGGTAATGTAATTTAAAGCATCTTCTTCGGTTAAATACTCATTCGCGTCAATAATAGACGCCTGAAGATGTTGTAGCATAATTTTATTTTCATCATTATTGATATCTAATAGAATATGTTTACAAATATCTTTATCCGTAGTAATACCAAATGCCCTGAACAAGATGAATAATTCAATAGGTTGTTTAACACGAGGAATAGTAACAAATATACCATGTCCAAAACCATTATTCTTGGCAGAAATCGTCATTTGTACCTGTTTTGGTGATATACACTTAAAATCTGGTACCGATTTTATTTCAGCTGACCATAACCATTTTGTTGAATTTTTCTTAACATCAAAACAATATATACGATTTTCTGCAGCACGTTCCTGACCAATTACAGTCTTTTCTGAACCTTTAATAATAAAATATCCACCAGAATCCATAATACATTCTCCCGTTAATTGGGAATTGGTGAAATTATTATTCTGGTTTAATACACAAATTGATGATTTCAACATAATTGGCATCTTTCCAATATTAATCTTAGGAATTGTTTTCTTGATTACACGAGGTGTGTTCATACTTTCTGTATTACGAATCGTATATTCAATATCAATATCAATCGTCATTGTAGATGCATATGTAAAATTTCGTAATTTAGCTTCTTGAGGTAACATAATTTTGGTTGCTCCATTATTTTCATGAATTTGAGGAGGGTATAATTTAAAATTATTGAATTGAATGGAACACTCTAACATATACATTTGCTTTTCTTCTACATAATCATTTTCTGAGTGTATTTTCACTGGGTTGAACATATCAATAGTACGTTGTATTTGGTAATTTACAAAGTTGTTATACGATTCTATTTGATGACGAACTAAACGGTCCAAATGTTTACCTTCAAAATAGGATTCAATGATTTGATACGGCTCTTCAATATATTGACCCAAATGTTCTAAAATATCTTTTTCAGTCCTATTCATTTTATCTTGAATTTCTTTTGTTTGCGTTTCAATCTTTGTTTCTGTATCAATAATGGATTTAATAATACCTGTTTCTTGATTCTCGCGTGGTTTACGTATTTTTAATTTACGAGGAACCACTGCTGGCACTACATCAGGATTTTTATCTTGAGATACTGCTTTCATTTCTAATGACATGATTAGTTGCAATTTGAAGAAAGATTTGGACAATAGTTTATTTCAATTTTTTGAAAAGTTATTATTATGAATGTAATTAAAAAGATGCTTTTATATTTTATAATCGTTAATATGTATAAATCAACAAAATTTCTTACGTATTTGGATAATTATTCCAGTAACTTAGATGTATCTACAGCTCATTATCAAAATTTAATTGGTAATATTAATCAATATTATTTAAATAATAATAATTCAATCGGGTTACATGCAGAAGGTATATATAACTATATCGATACGAAAGATACTGATACAGTAGTTAATAATATGGAACCTAATATTCCAATTCAAAAAACAAAAAAACTTAACATAAACACGAATGTTAATTGTATAAACGATTTGTTACAAATTATTGATGAAAATAAGTATGACCCTGCTGTAGAATACAATATTGATTTGAAGTCTTTGCATGATATAAAAATCGAATTAGATGTTTTAAACAATATGATTGGTATGGAATCAATAAAGACTTCTGTATTAAACCAAATGCTGTATTTTATACAAAATTTGGACGGTGATATTGATGGAGGTGGTGATTTCAAACACACTGTATTATATGGTCAACCAGGTACAGGTAAAACTGAAATAGCAAAATTAATTGGAAAAATATATTCAAAAGTAGGTATCTTAAAGAATAATGTTTTTAAAAAGGTTACTCGTGGGGATTTAATTGCTGGATATCTTGGTCAAACCGCGATAAAAACAACAAAAGTTGTTAATGAATGTATTGGTGGAGTTTTATTCATAGACGAAGCATATTCACTTGCACCACCTGATGGAAATGATAGTTTTTCAAAGGAATGCTTGGATACATTATGTGAATTATTGAGTAACCATAAAAATGATTTAATGGTTATCATTGCAGGGTATGAAGACGATTTGCAAAACACTTTTTTTAAATCGAATAAAGGATTAGAATCCAGATTTATTTGGAAATTTGCAATGCAGCCATATACTGCACCTGAACTTCTACTTATTTTTAAAAAGAAAGTCAATGAAATCGGTTGGAAACTATCAGTAGAACAAGATATATTAAGTAAATGGTTTTCTGGAAATTATAAAAAGTTTGTTCACTATGGAAGAGATATGGAACATTTGTTAACATGTGTGAAAATATGTCATGGACGACGTATCTACGGTAAAGATATAGAATTACGTAAGTTAATTACACTGGATGACCTTAAAACAGGATATGATGAATTTGTGTCAAGTAATAAATCAAAATCGGTGCCTACTTATTTGCAAAGTATTTATATCTAAAATCTATATATATATATATATGATATATGAAACAAAATAGGACTAAAAAAAGATTTAAGAAAAAAGGAGGAACTAAGGAGAAACAAACACCAAATAAAACAATAAAACATAGGAAAGGGAGGCTTGAAACCCAGAAAAATAAAGAAAGTGTAATTGATTTAATTAAAGAACATAATATTAAAGCTTCATCTGGTAGTATATTTCGCGCATTATCACAAAATAATAAAGCAGAATTTAATGATGTTAGAGAACTTACAAGAGACCAGATTATAAAAATATATTATAAGTGGCTGGAAGTTGAACGTAATCGCCTTAGGGAAAACCGTCTCAAAAAGAAGGAGGAACCTGATATAGATAATAAGATTACTAAACGTAGAAAAACAACTATAAAAAAAACAAACCAAAATTCTAATGATATTATTTTAAATAATTTAGAAGTAGCAGAAGCAGCAGAAACAGCAGCAGAAGAACAAAAAAAAATAGATGATATGAATACATACGGTACTCTGTATTATCCAACGCCAAGATCACCTACACGAACTATGGTTATTGATGATTATCCACCTGGTTTCACTCCCCATGGTCATACAAAAAAAAGGAAATCAAACACTGCACCTATTATGACATCCCCACGAGGATTATTTGTAAACCAAGAAATCAGTGAAGAACCGTATGATATTGATTCTTTATTTAATAGTAGTGATATGCCATCTCCATTAATAAACGATTCAGATATTTAATTTGAAGTATAAATAATATCATATTATATTGGCCTTCGTTGGTTACGAGTAACTCCAATTGAGGGAGTAAAACGGAGGTTCGATTCCTTTGGTTGGCATTCCTACTTTAATTTAGGAAAATAATAAGTATTTCTTATCATTTTCTTTTCGTAAGATGTAGATATATTATAAATACAAAGTTGATTTAATGAGTGATAAAAAAATACTTGCTATTGACCCAAATATGTTTTCATTTTCAAATAATAAAACACGCAAGAAAAAACCAAGTAAACCAGATGAACCTAAGATAAAAATGAAACCTCGTACCAAACCTGTACAAAATGCATCCATAAAAAAACGCTCTGTTATAAATATGATGAGGCAACATCAAGCCGAAAAATATAAAAAAACTTTTGATACAACAAACCCCGAGCTTCCTAAGAAAATGGATGTGACTAATTTTAATAATGATTTTAGTGTTGCAACAGATTATTTTAATAATTTAAAAGAAACTGTTAAAAATAAAACTAATTTACAGCATACTATCAAACAAACACCCACATATGTTAATTCAAATATTACGAATAATGTTCCAGCAATATTGAATACAAATAGTTTAACTAATATTTCTGATAGTATTCGTTCTAAAGTAACAGACCCAGTAGTAAATATAAACCCAAATATACCTCCTGCACCAAAGTATGGTTGTTTGAAAAATGGGTTATTGCCAACATATCGTACATTAATGAATCAAACACGAAAAAGTCTGCCAGATATGTCTGGGGGTAATAATAATGTACCTACAACTAATTCCAATGTTCTCAATACTTCAAATGAATTAGTAAATAAAGCTATGCAAAAACAACTAATTGATACTAAGTTAGCGAATATAAAAAAAAATAAATTAAAGTATAGAAAGAAGAAACAAAAGAAAACAATACGCCGAACTTATAAAACTGGACGTTCCAGTATAATGCCAAAGGTTTCGGTACTTGTTTCCAACAAGACTATGCGAAATAATATATCAACAAAAACTTTACTTATGAAACAAACCCCTATTTATGAGGTAAGAAAATATTTAATAAAACACGGTTTTATTAAAGTGGGGGCGGTAACACCAAATGATGTATTAAGAAAAATGTATGAGTCAGCCATGTTAATTTGTGGAGAAATACAAAACCATAATCCAGATAATTTATTGTATAATTTCTTACATGACACAGAAACCAATTAAATCAGTCCAGTATTTACCAAATATGTAGTAATTGTTATAGTACCTACAATAATAACACAGTAAATCATAGTATCGGTGTAGGTATCTTTATGAGCATTCTCTTTATTGTATTTTGTATTATCCTCATTATCTGAATGGGTTGTTTCATTTTCATGAATTGTATAGTTTGGGTTATTAAATGAATAATTCATATTTCTATTTTTATTTTTATAATTTTTAAAATTACCATTTTCTACAATATCCAATCCTGGATCACAGAAATATCCATATTCATGAGGATTTGTTGTAAGCTCTATATTATATTCTCTTACAGTACATGTCATTTTATATGGCTGCATTTTGGTTATATTATGTTGATACATTATTTTTATAACAAAGATTGTCAATTTTATACATTATTTATACATAATAATATAAATAATTTAACTTAATAATAGTATCATGTCCAAAGATAAATCTATATACAACTTATATTTTGATTATACAGACGAATATATAACCAAGTATGGAGAACAAACTGTTGTATTCATGCAAGTTGGTGCATTTTTTGAAATATATGGGGTAAAAACACCTAACGATAATATTGAACGAAGCCAAATTCAAGAAATAGCTACTATTTGTGGATTAAGTATTTCAGCCAAAACCCAGAGTTTTGAGAACGGGGTAATTGTTATGGCTGGATTTCGTGATTATACAGTTGATAAATATATTGCCAAATTAACAGATAATGGATTTACCATACCCGTATTTATTCAAGAAAAAAATGGAACTGAAATCAAAAGAGTTTTACATAATGTATATTCTCCCGGGACGTATATATCATGCGAAACTGATAGTAAACCAGCTATGTCTAATAATATTATGACTATATGGTTTGAATTATATACGCCATCTGTTACCTCTTTGCGTACGAGTGCAAATGAGAGAACCAAGGAATTATTGGTCTATGGAGTATCTGTTATTGATATATTCACAGGACATTCTTCCATTTTTCAATATGAAACCGCTTTTCATATGAGCGTTACTACGTTTGATGAACTTGAGAGGTATATTTCTATTTATGCACCCAGTGAAATTATTATTATATCACCATTTGACGAATCTACTATTAAAACTATTGTACAATATACTGGAATACAAACCAATTCTGTACACTTGATTGATTCTAATGATAAATCTAATGATAAAATTACACGATGTACTCAAGAAAAATATCTTAAAGAAGTTCTCACTACGTTTTATAAAGAAGATACGTATTCTGTTTGTAGAGAATTTCAAGAACATATCTTGGCTACTCAGTCCTTTTGTTTCTTATTGAATTTTATTCAAGAACATAACAGCAACTTAATTAATAAAATTTCATTACCTACCTTCAATAATACGTCTAATCGCGTTATCCTACCTAACCATACTTTGCTACAATTAAATATTATTGGGGATATGACTACAGAAAACAAGAAAATGGGGAAACTATCATCTGTTATGTCTTTATTAAATACATGTAATACTCCCATGGGACGTAGATTGTTTCAATATTATTTAACTACTCCTACGTTTGACGAATCCTGGCTAACAAATGAATATACACAGATAGAAATGATGTTGGAACGAGAACATTATGAGATGGTTTTATCTTTTCGTAAATTACTCACAAAAATAAAGGATATGGAGAAAATAAATAGACAATTGGTTGTTCGTACAATTAATCCCAGTTCTATATATTCATTATACAAGTCTCTGGCTTATACACAACAAATGAATGTATGTTTATATGAAGATAATGATATTTGTAAATATTTATGTAGCTCTTTTTTGATGGATGGAGAACCTGACAGTTATAGTAACATGATTGATACAAAAATCACTGAAATCACGACATTTCTTGATAAAAAATTAATTATGGAAGCTTGTAGTATGACTCAGTCAATGACTACGTTTCCTACCAATATTATCCAGGAGGGAGTATCAGTTGAATTAGATGATGCAATTTCAAAATATAACACAGCACAATCAAATTTTAAAGAGATACATGCCTTTATGAATGGAATTATTAATTTTAATGAAAATACACCGACACCAGTTGAATACATAAAAGTTCACGAAACTGAAAAATCAGGTCTATGCTTGGTTATTACACAAACACGATTAGCAAAATTAAAACATTGGATAACGGTTGGTGTTAAATCTACAAAAAAAACTGATAGAATTTTACCCATTACCGATGATTTGTCTATTAATTTAGATGAGCTAAAATATGTGAAATCATCTGGTGCTAATTATGAGATAATGTTTCCAGAATTAAACGAAACATGTAAAACCATTTTACATTATAAAGGAGTATTGAATAAATTAATTGCAGAAACTTATTTACAAGTGCTTACTGATTTTGAAAATACATTTTTTCATGATATTGCTAATATATCCAGTTATATTGCCAAATTAGATGTTTTGGTCGCAAAAACGTATACTGCAAAGAAATATAATTACTGTAAACCTGTGATAAATACTGATGCTACTAAAGCAGAATTTGTTGCAACCGATATGCGACACTGTTTAATTGAACATTTACAACAAGATGAGATATATGTACCAAATGATATTTCGTTAGGTGATGTTGAATCTCATGATGGAATACTTCTATACGGAACAAATGCTGTTGGAAAAACATCTCTTATTCGTTCTATCGGGGTCTCTATTATAATGGCACAAACTGGTATGTATGTACCCTGTTCATCATTTGTTTATAAACCATACACTGCTATTTTCTCACGAATATTAGGAAATGATAATATATTTAAAGGACTTTCTACATTCGCGGTGGAAATGAGTGAATTACGGGTTATATTAAAATTGGCAGATGAAAATAGTCTTATATTAGGAGATGAATTGTGTTCAGGTACAGAATTGGAATCAGCCTTAAGTATTTTCGTTGCTGGATTGTTAGACCTTACTGATAAGAAATGCTCTTATATTTTTGCTACTCATTTTCATGAAATTGTTAGTTATGAAGAAATTATAGCTCTTGAACGATTATCTAAAATGCACATGGAAGTTTCATACGACCGTGAACAAGATATGTTGATTTATAATCGTAAATTAAAAGATGGGTCTGGTCCACGTATTTATGGTTTGGAGGTTTGTAAATCATTGCACCTTGATGATACTTTCTTAGAAAAGGCATATGGAATACGGAATAAATATAATCCAGAAACTCGCGGGATTTTATCTAATAAACTAAGTACCTATAATGCTAAGAAAATTAAAGGTGTTTGTGAAATGTGTAAAGAAACTATTGGCGAGGATGTTCATCATTTACAGCATCAATGTGATGCAAATGATAATGGGTTTATCAATACCTTCCATAAAAATCATAAGGCTAATTTAATCACTGTTTGCGAAAAATGTCATCATGCACTTCATGATAAAGAGGCAAATAAAGTTGTCGTTAAGAAAAAAACCACAAAAGGTATGAAACTTATGTAGATTTATTAAAATAATCATTAGAACTTGATAACAAGACACTTTCTTCGTAATTAGGGACATATGTAGACCCTCCATATTTATATCCTGGTTCGCCTAATTCATAATATATATAACTACCTTGTACTGCTGGGGTTTGCATTGCTATTTTTTTATTTTGAACTGTATCATATACCCATGTTATATTTGTGTCTAAATTTATTTTGCTTTCTTTGGCTATTTGTTCTGGTGTATTATGATATTGTACATCATAATCATTTAAAGCTTTTGTATAATCGGTTTTTTCTTTCATTTCATCACTTAATTCATCTGGACCCATTACCTTACCCGTTTCATAAAAATCATCCCCTGCCTCTTTCTTTTTTATATCTTTTATTGTCTCAAATGTTTCGTTGATTGTATACGCATTTAAGATTACGATACTTATACATAATAATATTAACAAAATCACGGGTTTCATTTATATTATGTATATATTTTGTTTTATAAGTACAACCATTATGTAAAAAATTGATTTATATAATGACTTAAGGGACTATAGGTAATTATAGTATACAATAAGTGTAATAATGGTAAAGACTACTGAAAATTATTGGAAAGAAGTAAAAGAAGTATTGGGTGATAATTACGAAAACTTTGATTTTTCAAACGCACTTTTTAAAGGTGTTGTAAAACCAATCAAATACTTTTGTAAAAAGCACAATAAATGGGTTGAAAAAAAAACAGCAGGAGAAATATTAAATAATTCTTATGGGTGTGGAACTTGCGTAACTGAAAAAAGAAAAAACACAAAAATAGAAAAAAGTAAAAAAAAATTTTTCGAAGAAGCACCAAAAATACATGATAATTATTATAATTATGATAAGGTAATATTTGTAGATATGACTACAAAGGTAACAATTACATGTCCAAAACATGGCGACTTTACACAAAAACCTATCAAACATATAAATGCGAAGCAAGGTTGTAATCAATGTGGCGAAGAAAGATGTGCTGATGGTCAAAGGATGACTAAAGAAGAATTTATTAAACGGGCTATAGAAATACATGGAGATGAACACTATGGTTATCACTTGGTTATTTACATCAATTGTGATACAAATGTTGAAATATTTTGTAATAATTGCAATAAATCGTTTCAACAAACACCCTATAATCATACACACCGTTCAGGATGTACTGATTGTGGTATTAACAAAAGAGCGAATGAAATGAAACGGATTGCATCTGAAAGATTTTGGACAGTAGCAAATAATGATGAACGATTTGATTTTTCAAAATATGTTTATGATAAGGCTATTGTTAAAAGTGTTCTTAAGTGCAACCAATGTAATGAAGAATTTCTATCATCACCAAATAATTACTTATGTGGAAAGGGATGTCCTAATTGTTGTTTGAAAACAAAAAAAAAATTTAATGAAAAACTCAAACAAATATATTCAAATTTAGAAATGGAACTAAAGGTAGATTGGTGCAGAAATCCTGAAAAATGTAATGGAAAGCATAATTATTTTCCTTATGACTTTTATGTTTGTATTGAATATGGAGACCTTAAAATTCATATTATTATTGAATTAGATGGAATCCAACATATTAAATCACAGAAATTCTTTGACCGAAAATTAACTTTCGAAGAACGACATGAAAGAGATGTATATAAAGAAAAATGTGCGAATGAGAATGGATACCATACGATTCGTATTTTACAGGAAGATGTGCTCTATGACAAGAACAAATGGTTAGATAATTTATTGCTAGATATCGAATATATTAAAAATAATCAAGGTACTATTCATCATCGCTATATCTGTGATAATAACGAATACGACATATTTCTCTAATAACCAACCAAAAATATATGTAAATATTGTATTTTTTGTTTAAAATAAGATTATCAAAAAATTGATTTACAAATAACTTTATATTCTTATAATATAGATTCGTAATTAAATATGATTATTCCAGTAAAGTGTTTCACATGTGGTATGGTATTAGCCGACAAATATAGATATTACCAAAATGAAGTTCGCCGTATTAAATTATTGCAGGGTAAGTCCACTGAAAATGTTATTTATTTAACAAAAGGTAATACAGAAAAGACGATTGAGGGAACTATTCTTGACGATTTAGGATTAACGAAAGTTTGTTGTAGACGTCATATGTTGACACACGTGGATATTGAATAATTTTGTTATTATATTATATAACATGGCTAAGTGTGGAAAAACATCCAAAAAAACAAGTTCAAACGGTAAGAAAAATAATAAAAAAACACAAAAGGCGGGTTGTAAATGTAAAGCTCCTCTTTTTTTTACAGGAGGTGCTTCACCTGATTTACCATATCCTATAAATATGCATAACGATGACCTAAGGGGTGTTTCTACGCGTATTATGCCTAATATGACTGGAGGCAAAACTAAACGTAAAGGAAAAAAGAGAGGTACCAGAAAACGTAATTCCAAAAAGTGATAATTCTTTAATATAAAGACAGTATTTTTTCTTTATATTATCTATATACAATGACCATTGCTGGATTGAGAAACTTATGTACACCTTCGTATGTGTACTTGGTGATTTCTATGATACTATTAATTGTAATGTATATTCAAAACTTGAATAATGTGAATGTATTCTGTTTAGGTGCATATGAATGTGATGTGACCAGTGTTACCGCTATTTTTATCATTAATATTGTTTATATTCTATTTTGGACTTGGATATTGAATTTGATGTGTAGAGCGGGAGCTTCCAGTATTGCTTGGTTGATTTTATTGTTACCAGTTATATTGTTTTTCGTTCTGGTTGCCATGATGTTTGTAAACCAATAAATTTTTCATAATTTTAGTGCCATTATATTAAACCATAATATAATGACTTTTATTTAGCAGTTCGCATAATATAACAAAATACAAATCTATAGATACTATATAATATGCTTTTTAAATCTTCAACGAAGACTTTAAAAAAGAAATCTTTAAAGAATACTCAAAAGAAAAAATCTGGTACGGCAAAACGTTCTAAGAATAAGTCACGTAAAGGTGGAGCAAAAACGAAAAAAACACCTTCACCATCACCTGAGTCATCAGGTGAAGACACTGACAATTACAAAATACCAGAAGATTTACTGCCCGAAGAATATACAAAGGAATTAAAGGAGGAAGATGAGAAATATGTTCGTGAAGTATTGGACAATTTTTACGAGAATGATGAAGATATTAAAAAACTTAAGGGAATGAAGACAGATACAAAAGCACAAAGATTAAAGAAGAAAAAATTCTTAGTCAACGAAAAAAAAGAAAAATCACTCATTCCAGTGTTGCCAAAAGCAGTAGAAGATACGATATTTAAAGAAATAAATGAACGGCAAGATAAATTAGATAATTATGCTGCAAAGAAGGAAATACGTGATAAGGAGTTTGAAGAAATTATTAGTATATTGGTAGATGAGCGTGAGAAACGTAAGATTTATGGTGAGGATAAAAAGGGCCGTGATGTAAAGTTTTATACTAATAAAATCCAGGAAATGAAAGAGTTATGGAAGCCAGAGGAACATTATGAATTTAACGCTATAGAAACTGCCATATTTGGAGAAGACCCTTTTTTAAGATTTAAAGAAGCAAAGGAACATCGTATACGTTATGTAGAAGAGTATATTAGAGATAGTTGG